GGCAGTTGCGCTAATGGTAACAGGCTCCACAATATCAGTTAAGATCGCAGTAGTCGCTGTGACTGTACCATTGACATCGAGCGCTGTAGCTGGGGTAGTCTTACCAATACCAACTCGGTTCGCAGTCGGATTGATGAATAACGTGCCAGCATCTATATTCAGATTTGTGTTTAGTGTGACTGTATTCGCACCGATTGTAATGACATCGGCTGCTGCATCACCCAGAGTTGTATTACCTGATGATATAAGCGATGAGGTGACAGTTAGCTTATTGGTTGAGGTGTTACCTGTGACATCCAGGTTAGTGCTAATTGTTTGGCGACCTGTATGCGAAATCAAACCTGTGACCGTTGTGGTCTTACCTGCATCACCCAAAGTCGTATTACCCGATGATGTAAGCGATGAGGTGGCGGTTAGCTTATTGGTCGAGGTATTACCTGTGACAGACAGATTGGTACCAACTGTCGCACGGGACGATGCTGCAAGGATACCTGTGACAGATGCATTTCCTGATACGGAAAGATTTGTTCCAATAGTGGCACGGGACGATGCTGCAAGGATACCTGTGACAGATGCATTTCCTGATACGGAAAGATTTGTTCCAATAGTGGCACGGCCGTTTGCAGATAGAATACCGTTGACGATAGTTGTTGTCGCAGCAGATGATCCAAGCTTTGTAGCGCCAAGCGATACAAATCTAACATTTGCCGTGATTGTATTGGCATATAGCTTCGACTCGTCGACCGCGAACTGGCTTAGACGATTGAATGACTGGTTCGAGCGTAACCGCCAGGTATCAAACGTATTCGAAAGCTCGACGTTTGCGATCTTAGCCATCTATTATCCCTTTAGAACTTGGACCCGATCATATTTATACCAGACCATGTCTACCTATTAATTTTTATCGCTAGGTATAATGGCCATGAGCATAGACTTGATCGCAGATATATCTTTACCAATCTCATCAACTTTGCGCTCAACATCATCCAACCTTTGTCTATCTCTACGAGCCCTTCTATGTGATTCTAAAGCTTGTTGATCAATAGTCAATAATGCTTTAGAATGTTGGTCTCTCACTATATCTTTATGCTCACGAACTTTCGCATACATGCTATGATAGTGCCACCACACGAAGGTCTTTGATGCGAGATACTATAGCTCTATTAGTTGATAATAACACGACCTTGATAGCAAAGGTCTTGAATGTCTTAAACAGACCACCATTAGCACCTGTATATGTTATATTCTCAGCGGAATATTCATCCTCAATAAAATCATATGCAGCTGTAGTTGTGAAAGATAGATCAGGATTTACCCTAGCTATTTCAACATAGGGCCGATCATCAAACTGCTGCGAGTCACCTGCGGCCAATACCTTATAGTAAACTTTGATGTCGGTCCCAGCAGGCTTATTTACTGATAGATATACCTTCAAGGAATCTGCTTCAAATCCTTCAGCCAGATTAACTCGACGGGTTATATATCTTGCCAATGCACTTCCACCACGTCCAGTAGTTTCACCAGAAGTCGTATTATTGATCGAATTATAGAATGTCGTAATACCAAATCTACTAGAATCAAGGATTGGTGACACCCTCTCATCCGTGGTGGCCAGTGTAGCGCGCATAGTCATATCACCGGCGACACTGGCATTGATCTGTCTAACAGTATCAAATACTTGATTTTGATCAACTAGAGCATCCGCAAAAGTCCCAACCGTATTCGATGATGCAGACCTAGTTTTTAGCTGATACGTTATCGTAGTTGAATCATCAGGTAGAACTGCGCTGGTGACGGCACGATATCCTGTAAAGTTTACCAATGTTGACTGTGTATTGCTCGTGAAATCAACCGTGCCTGAACCAACAGTAAACTTGCAGCGGTTTAGAGTAAACTTCAAGTCTTTGAATATCTCGGTCGAGGGCATGCCCGTATTCTGAGATTTGATAAGCACACCACCAAATGGTTGCTTGGTGATCTCAGCCGCCGAAGAAACATCAAACCCACCTACTTCACCAATAAACACGCGATATTTGTCGCTATTCGCAAACAGCGTGATTGCATAGTCACCTGGTGGTAAATATACTGGGCTATCAAAAGTAAACTTGGTCGTAGTCGTACCTAATACAGATGTTTGAACACGATCTGGAACCAGGACAACCCTTGATAGCGGTACTATATTCTTGGACAGAATACCACCCACCACTTGACGTATATCAAGAGTAACAGGGACAAATGCATCTTTTGAATAAAAATATATATCGCATGATGACGCAAACATTCCCTGTGGATACTCGCTTTGTGGCACGGAGAAGGTCTGCGCGAGAGGATTAGGTCCCTCCCTATATTCTTTGACCATCTATATCATACCCTCCGTGCCACTGTCGGCCGACAATATTTATCCAGCAATATTTCTCTCCCACCATGACGGATCTTTTTCGACCAAAGCTTTACGCTCGGTTGAACCGTTCAATAAGTGGTTTTCGATTTGTTCAAACCCATAGGTACCGTTGGTCTCGATAAGCTGTGATATCCAATAGATACTACCACTAAAATCTAAGTTGGTTGTTGCATTATTCTCTCGTTTTGATTTCTCTCTACCTGTATCGATTGTATCTGTTGCACTCACCAGATAGGTTGAATATAGGTTATTAAGAGAATCAATATAAGTCTGAGCGGCCTGTTCTTTTGATACCGATGCGTCCAATGCATTTATCGAAACACCGGTCTGTGCCTCTACAGCTGTGATAAAATCCGCAAGAGTTTCTTTTGCATCAATAAATGTCTGAGTTACAACTACGGTACCGTTACCTTCACCGCCTTCATTCGGATCAACTCTAATGATTTCAATAACTTCTGGTGGTTTGGGTGCTGGAATAGGTGCCGGCTGCAATCTACCTTGTGCTGTATAAATTGCCTGCGCCCAGGTAGTGCTAAATCTAGGTGTATATGGATCGTCAGAGAATAATACTAGCTTAGGGCCAGCAGATAACTTAAAGAATGTATTTGAGGTTGGAGCTGGTATTTCGATATATCCGTTAGCTCTACCGTTCTTGTCCGTGGAAAGCCTGATTAGACCTAGATTTGCGCTTTCTGATCCAACTCTTATCTGAGGATTATAGAACTTTCCACCAAACCAACAGAATATATCGGTATTTGGTCTCATACCATCTATGTCAAACTTGATCGTATTCTTACGCATGAAAGGAAATACCGTCGCCTCAGAAATCACAGTATGATTGGATGACTGAAAGGTATTTCTGACCGAATCTATGCCAGAGACATCACGTGAAGCGGTCTGATTTACTCTTTCGTTTCTGCGTGCATTGATGGATGTATTATCATCAGAACCCACGAAAAACCAGTTAGTATCCCAAAAATTCCATTGAGTCACGCCGTGATAAAAGAACGGCAGCTGCCCCCAGTTATCATTTATTCCATCCTCATTAGATGCGACTATAGGTTGAGCATTTGTATCAAACCAGAAGTCATTGTCCGGGGATAGTGTAAGCTTACCGACCCAAGAAGTGACCTCGAATGGATTGATGCGCTCAACCGTCGATGCCAAATCTTGCTTGAATGCAACTTGCTCTGTATAGGGTAGAGTAATCAAATCGCTTGTTTTAGTCACGCCTGTCTGTGTGCCGACTGTGAAATCGATGGCACGAGATATAAAAGGAGGTCTCGCATAGTTTTCAACGTAGTCGATAGATGCTTTATAATCCGGGTTATTAACATCGGCTACGTTATGGCCTCTGAAATTATCGACCAAGATACCATTCTTGAACATGTCATTGCCAGCTGCATCCTTGATGGTCAGTGCCTTGACATCTTTTTCGAGAAGTGATAGCGCGGTATAATATTCAATGCGACCAACACGCTTTTCTATCTTACCTATATCGCGCATGGTAAACCGACGATTATCGGTATATATCAGATTTACATCACGTGAATCAAATGTAAATGGCCTGATCTTCAACGTGGCTACAGTCATCGCATCATCGATGTCAGCTGGTGGTATTGGATTATCATAAGAAGGAGTACCTGAGATCACAATAAACTTGCCGGTTTTAGTCAGCGCCAGCTTATCAGACCTGGAGAGATAATATTCATAGTCAGAATCAACCGACTGAGTATAGTCAGGTAGCTGCGTGGTCGTGTCAAATAGCAGGACTGTATTTGAAGAGTTATCCTTGCGACGTGCGCGGAAATCAAAGGCATCCGTCAGACGAATGACCGTGCCCTGGCTAGTCGTATAAGAGCCAATATTTGAATATGCTACTGGATATGAATTGACGGTAAATGCACCTTTACCAGAATGCGTATAGTGATTGAATACAACATTGATGTAACCGTTAGGTGCGGCCGATCCTACCAGCAGCCTCAAGTTTCCATGATCATAATGACTATCACGTTGACCATCATCAACAAGGAATCTAGTCAGAATATTAGACACATTGTTGGTTGTGGCCGTTGGGATCTGGGTATTGCTACCAGCCCAATATACCGCGTTGATGCGTTCTATGTCAGACTTTAGCAGAGAATATACGGTGTTGGCCGCTATGTTACGAAATACCTTAGATGAGTTTAAGACTCGAGTTTTAGTCCGTATACCAGGTTTCAGAGTCACATTATTCTCAATATTGATACCTGCGATTATATCACAGGTGCCATTGAATGTAGCATTATTCAGGTTAATCGTAGCCTGGCCTGGAGATCCAGAAGCTACGGATGCGATGGTTACAGATCGACCTCCAGTATCAAGAGGTATATGCTTACCTTTGGTAAATGTTCCGCTTGTAGATTTAGTTATAACAGTATAAAAGCTTGCAATCACACCTGAAGGAACTGCACCGCTGGTTGCACCCAAGAACCTCTCGTTACCATTGTCAGTCAGAATAGTTGCTTGACCCGATGAGAATGAAACATTCTGGAAAACTCTGCGAATATCATACTCTGCGGATGTGACAGACTTGACGTAATCATGAGGAATCTCAAAGAGATACGATGTATAGTTAGGATCAAAAATCTGGGTTGAGCCATTGCTATAGACACCAACCGATGCGATATTTGCAAAAGCTTTGACGTTTGTAGAGGTACCAGATATCACAGAACGTATTTCGTTTGTAGTATTACCGCTCAGCATCTGTATATTGTGAAGATGCAAAATATGTACAGCCGTATTACCGGATCCAGAATCATACTTGAAAGCCGATGTATATGCAGTACCAATCTTGGTGCCGGCAGATAGAGCACCTCTACCAGATACATTGTGTAGCTCGACCAGCTCGGTATTTGCAGTTGTAAATGAACCGTTTGCAAGAGCGGTAACCTTTAGATAATTACCATAGTATGTCCCAACATCATAACCCGATTGTGTTTCTGTATCTCTACCTTTAGCTACAATAACTTGATTTGGTACCAAATATTCGATAGGATAACCCCGAACGACAGCCTTACCTGGCAATATTGATAGAAAAAGATTAGCAGAACTTGTGCTATTAATGATGGCCTTGGCCCTAAAAGGTCGAATCTCATAATCACCGGACTCATCATATGTACGTTTAGCCATTGTGTCAAGCAAGCTAGCATAAGCCGGCTCATTGATTGGCACTCTAGGAGTACCTTCAACCAATCTAACAAGCTCAAAGTAGTTTGTAGGCAAGTTATTGGATGTCAGACCATTGCTACCAATATTGATCTTATGGAGAGTCAGACGAATCCGATATCTATCTGCACCAGGAGCGGAATAGTTATATGAACCTTGAGCCGGATCTAGAAGCTGCTGGTCATCGGCTGATGTAACAATGTCCTCGGTATACCTAAAGCCTATCGATGCATTTGGTGTACCTGATGTGTTAGATACTGCGATTGTCTGAGCCGCATTCTGTACCATATGACCACGGACAAAGTAGACACCTTTATCGACGTGAATCGCCGTTGCTGATGTGACCGCACCAATTTTTGCGCTATTAGCGTAACCTATTACCGTATTTGTGGTTGCATCATTAAAGCGAATAACTTCGTTATTTGCTATTATATACCCATTTGTGCCACCACGTATCAGTGACGCAATCAGTATGGTCGGCTCTTGGGTGCTATTTGAATTTTGAACAAGCTTTATTCTCATTCTAGCTCTAGACGTGATACCCGTCGCAATAGAATTTGAGAATAGAGTCGCATTCACAGTATTAGCGGTAGTTGTCGATCCAACAGTATTGCCGCCAAAGGTCGAGTTAAGTCGAAGACCATATACGTTGGTCTCAACGAATAATTGGCCGTCTAATACGCGAGACCCCTCCTTAAAGACGTGTTGTCCAAACTTGCTGATCTGATCTTGTAATATGGTCTGTAGCTGAGTCAGCTCGCGAGCCTGAACTGCATAACCAGGACGAAACAACACACGATGATAATTCTTGTCTGGCGAAAAATCGTCATAGTATGGCGAGACGTTATACGTCGTGATATTATTAGCCATCTATCGTTCCCTGATTAAAATGCCATCACAAACCTAAAGTCCTCGATCTGGTCAGCCGCTCGGACGATAGGTGTCTTGTTTTCTATATAGAGCACATCCCCAGTACCTTCCCTGACTGCAGGCTTAGTAAACGATGATACTGTCGCTGTAGTACTTGAAGATTGCCCCGTCAAAGTTTCACCAGAAGTGAAGGATATACCTGTACCATTCGTGGTCACACGAATTGCACGCAATGTACCTGAGGTGCCGGCATCATTTGTGTTTGCAAATGATACCACACGGGCTTTAGCACCACTGCTAGAACCCACCAGCACCTCGTCGTTTCTGTAAGAACCTAATACGTTTGATACGACAATGCGCGAGCACTGATCTATCGTTGCGGTATTCGCAAATGGTCCTGAGCGAAGAAGAGGGTCTCTGATAAGACCAATCGTGCGGAAATCATTTCCTATTCCTATCGTATTAGCCTCGGCACCAGAGATCGACACAGAAAACATGATCGTGTCGGAACCAAGCTCTTCGCGACCATTTGAGCCATGACCACCCGAAGGCGAAAGTATGGCTCTGGCAGTCGCACCTGATCCATAATTAGAGTTTGCAGAGATTGTCACATTAGCAGTAGAATAGTGGCGCCCTGTGTTTATCATCGTAATCTTACGAACTTGTCCACCTTGAGCATTAGCAACATAAGCAATAGCGCGCTGTGCAAAGGCGGCACCACTATCACCTCCGATAATGATATTAGGTCCAACCAAATATGTCGAAGCTGTATTGGGAGAGATACTAAATGCACCGTTTACCGTTGCAATACGCCCAACCCCTGCGTATTTTGTAATTCTGCGTATCTGGCCTGCACCTTTACCTGATAAAACATATATTGTCGATCCTGTATAGATATCATCGACCTGCGATGCTTCTGCACCAAATGATAGCACCGTGCTGTTTGTCACTAGAGCAAATGTGTTTGATATCGATAGATATCCGGTGCCGTTTGCCGTGATGGTTATATGCTCTATTGATCCGTTTGCTGCTGCGTTTCTTACAGATTCTTGCGCGCTACCATCACCTGAGGTTACATCACGGATAGGAATATAGGAATCCGTCATAAACTTCAAGCTATCCGCGGATGAAACCGTAAACATGAACTTCCAACGATATCCGTCAGATGTACGAAAGATCGAAACGCTAGTACCCGATGGTTCTATGGTTGATTGTGCGCCACGATTATTGTCTATGCACTTATAGACATTATTGTCAGATGTAATCACATAGAATTGCTTACCAAATAGTGTAGCATCATTGTCTGTATACTGCGTATATACTGTATCAGTTGTCCAATTGAATCTTGGCACTACATGAATGCTATCACTGGAGTAGATGCGACGTAGCAGCATCATATCTTTATAGCAGTCATATCTTGTTGTGAGCACATCATTAGCTATAGCTGGTGGAGAAGAATCATTTGCAAATGGTGTAGTACGACCAAAAAACATATACATGCGAGTAGGAGATGTCTCTATAAGAGAATCCCTAAACTGTTCCGCAGTATTGATGCGAAATATCTTGGTAGTTGTACCAGTCATCTCAAGCCTCAACTATGTGGTAAGTATTTATTCTGTTATTCATAGGCAACATACGAAATATCTTCATGTATTATCTGCTCAGTGGCCTCAGTTAAGACCCTAGAGCGCCTGACATATGAATACACCTTATCGGTCGAAGACCCTGCAACGAACAATCTGGTCTGATCGACGCTAATCGCAATTCCTTCTGGAAAGGGATCATCTGCCACAATGTGACTAATACTACTTTCCTGTACACCAACGTCAAAGTCTTCAAAAGCTAAGAAATCCACATCATTTTCGAGTGCTAGCCTATCTAATCTTGAGACTGCAGTTTCGATATTCCATGCAGTTCCTAGATCATATTGATAAACGCGCCCCGTAGTTAAGCTGGATATCAACATTGTCAATCCATCAGTGCCAAATGCTACACCTGATGGTGTGATCATATCATTATCGAGATAGAATACCTTTGATGACTCTAGCATCAATCGATCACCATCTTGCATGAGTATGGCTTCGGATGCCTCATCTATGACGAAGTTTCTCTGAACCGTGCCTGTCGAAATATCCCATGCAGTAGTTAGTGTGGCCTCATAGACTACACCTTTTTTCTGAGGTACAGTATTTGCCACCAATACCGCATTTCCGCCTTTGATACCACCACCAGGTGCAGATAAACCAAGGGAGTTTATATAAGGGTCTATGGCGGTGATCGTAGGTAGGCCACCTGTTGTATAACCTTGTCCCCCATTAGTCAAAGTTACAGCTGATATGGTACCAACCGTAACCGTTGGAAATGATAGTGATGAGACTAAGGTTGATGAGATATTGGCTGCTGCAAAGCTTGCGCTAATGGCAGATGTATTGGCTCCTGCTGATACAAAAGTAGGACCTGTATTGAGAATTATATTTGCCACTGGTGAAATGGTATCGGCGGCAAATGTCAAGATTTCCGTATTAGATATTGAGCTAACTATAGCCGCAGCATTAGCACCTGTACCACCAGTGAAGGTGATCACAGTATTTGCCACAGTATAACCATGACCACCGTTGACAATTCTTAGAACAATCTCGCCGGTATCTGTTGGGACGGAATTAGAACCATCGGTACCTGAGATGAATAGAGAAGTACCCTCAGGTCTGAAGGTCATACCGAGAGGCTTTGTATTACCAACCGACACAACTAAGCTGGTTATACCTTTGACAAACTCAAATGCTAGATAATCATCACTTTCAGCAAGTATTGGAGAGCCGTCTGTCTCGTCAAGTATACGATCCAGATTTGGATATGCAGTAGAGATATCATAATTGGTTGACATATCATATTGTAAAACCGAGTTTGATGAGTCACCAAGTACATATACACGATCACCACTTTCACTTACCTCGATATCTCTAGGTGTGGTTTCACGTCCACCAAGAAATGATGTATTACCTATTGAGAAACTTTTGCCTGAATATGAAGCAGTTGTCAAGTCAAAAGATTTGGTCAGATTATACTGATATATCCGATCAGTTGCCATACCAACAGTGTACATCTTGCGACCGGAGCTACTAAACCTGACGCCCGTGGTGTTGCTCTCAAGAGCACCAACGCTAGAGTTTGCTTCCTTCGTCAGTTTACTTACATCTATCGTGACAGGCATACGTTCAGCAATCGAAGTTGATAGCTGGGTCTGCTTATATTCTACGGTGATGGGTATCTCAACCTGGCCAAACATCTTCATACCGGCAGGGTGAATAAACCTTTTTACTATATCACGATACTTGTTGACGATTTGAGAAACCTTAATGACATAAGAATATTCTTGATAGAATAAGTTATCCTGTAGTTTATTATCCCAGCTTAGAAATCCTTTGGTATCAATATATCTACCTGGAAGATCAACCACGGCCGTCACATCAGGGTCTACGATTGCGCTAAACGTATTCGCTCGCACCAAGAATCGAGTTATACCATTGTCATCTGTGGTACCGATGACCACATTGGCCACACCTCTGAGGTTCTGAGCAGTCGCATATTCGAACCTATCGAAACCGCTATCGCTTCCTCTCAAAGATATTGATTTGATGGCACCAGGAGCAGATATTGCCTCAATGAGAGCATCTGCGCCCTGATAAGCACCTGCCTGACCAGGTAATTCATAGTCTGCAACAACCTGGTCTATGGCGGTAACTGTTGGAAGACCTGCTAAGGTATAGTTTCTACCGACATTGATTAGACCTATTGAGTTTATGCTACCACCAGTGATATTAGCAAATGATAATACGGAAGATAAAACGGAAGATATATTCGCGCTAGCCAGATTTGATGTAACGACAGCCGAATTGGTACCAAGGCTAACGAAAGTATTACCTGTCGATAGCACGACGTCACGCAGTGCAGATATGCGGTTTGTATTAAGAACAACGTTTATATTATTTGATATTGATATTACTTGGGCCGCGCCACCGCTACCTGACCCACCTGTGACGGTGATAATTGTGCTACCAACACGGTAGCCGCTACCAGCTCTCTTGATTCGAAATGATATAGGACCAACATCATCTGTAGCGGTCACAATACCATTTGCAACCGAAGATTCGTAGGTTATGGTGAGTCGATCACCCGATGTGTGAAATGCGCCGCCGCTGACTATAGATAGAGATGTGATAGAACCTGTCTGAGATTGAATGGTTGCGGATGTTCCGGAGCTATCCTCGATAACTTCTCCGTCAATAAACGTGCCAGATACATCTTCAACAACCAGCTCATATACGTCTAGACCTAGCAAATTAACGGCCGTGACACTTTGCACTCTGGCCGTTGCACCGCTAGTCTCGCCGGTCACCGTATTGCCTTCTAAGGTATTAATATCACCGATTATAGGATCACCAACGCGAAGCAAAGTCTCCTTGACCCATCGACCGTCTGAAGCCCTTAGAATAAAGTCGCCCGGATAAAATAGATCGATTTCTTTATCAAACATTGCACGGAAAAGGAACCTATAGGAGTATTCGGAACCTCTGGTGCGGTATGCATTGCGAATATGCTTTACCAACAATCTCTTGTCAGCCAGCACATTCTGCGGTATGTTCACCATGAACTCACGCTGAAAGTTCTCGAGGAATGTATCTAATGTGCGATCTATGTCTTGATAGTCAATCAGGCTGCGACCAGCATTGATCACCTCACCCTCTTGTTCTAGAAATTCATAATAAGCTTTTAGAAATTCGACGAACCTAGGACCTTCCTCACGTAAGAAGGCAGGAAATTGCGCTTCGATCTGAGGCGAGATCCTCTTGAAGGTCTCCTCCGCGCCAGCTATAGTCATCTTAGAAAGTTGTCACTGTTAAGGCTGTGCTCGATAGGGTGAGCGTATTGCCTAGGGTATTGATGGTATCAAGAATTGCTTCGGTGGCACCTGTATTGTCATTTATGACCGTGACCGTCGCACCTGCTATCAATACTATCTGATTGCGAACAGGCGACACGTTATATTCATCAAGCTCGACCGTGATGCTAAGTTCATTTGTGCTAACATCATCAGGTAAGAATGAATTTATTGATAAAACTCCGGTATCATAATTGATGGTACCAGCATTTGTTCTAAGAAAAACTTTGTTGCCATCTACCAGCTTGTATATCCTTAAAGTACCAAAACCATTATCATCAAAAAATGCTCGGGCCCCATCTAGGGTAAATGCGCTCGATGAAGTCGCAGAGACGTAACCAGCAGACGGATAATTTATCTTTCGATTAAATGTCAATGTGTAGGTATTGCGTGATATTAGTGATGGTACGAACCTCTTTCTTGCACTGATCTTGGCAGTACTGGTCACTATCGCCCTGCTAGATGAATCTACCGTGTCTAGAAAGCGAGAATATCTAAACTTACCCTCAAATCTATTCAAGTTGGATGACTCATATGAGACTACCTTCGCCGCGACGGCGGTGGCAAGTTGGCTTGCATCCAATGTTGTCTCAATCGGATCATACCTGACATTGATTATAGGAATGATATAGAGATACGTTGGATCGACCAGCTCTAGGTCTATCGACTGTACACTATATTTCCTGATGTTTGTGATAATCGACTGCTTGCGATTGGTCGAAATCAACGTGCCTACCTTAGGCTTGATTGCACCGTATACCTTACCGTATATGGGAGGCACGTTATCTTCACCGCCCCACAAGCTCACGGCTGACAGATCCGGATTATCGCGCAGAATGAGGCGACGATAGTCCTCTAAGGTGACCGCGCGATTCTGGGTCTCATATAGGCGTGGTGCATTATATCGAATTGATTCAATTGACTCAATCTCTGCACCACCAGATGCACGGTCGACAACAGATAGAGTGAAGCTAGATTGATCACCAACCGTTGACACGGCGGTAAAGTTATTCGCACCATTTGCACGAGAACCATTACTAACTCGATATGAAATTGTGACTGTGCTATTAAATGATGGCTTTGTGCCAATTATACCATCACCGAATAAAACTTTGTATAGTTTATTTCGATCAGGTTCAACAAAAAATACTTTGGACGTTGAATTGACGGTAAGCAGGTCTGTTGCTTCAACATAAGTCTGAGTATTACCTGCTGTGGTTACAGATACAAAGATACTCGATGTATCGGTATTTGCATTTGGTAATACAAAAGACGTATTTGCTGCGGTAAAGAGGTACCTATGAATAAGTGGAATACCCTCTGTGATATTGATATGACCTTTAAAGCCATTAGATGTATTCGCATAGATGACATATGATTTTGGTGTCACAAATGAATAAGATACACCATTTACGGACGCGCGGAATTTGGTATCTTTATCGATATTAATTGAGCGAAATGTTGAATTGGCTGGAGTCGTAAATGAAATCAACAAATTTGCTGTTGGGCCGCGAACCGAAGTTGGAATATATCCAAGCATCTTGGCACGCGATACCACATTGTCATATATCTGAGCAGTATCTAGGAAAGATTCATTGGCCGCCATATTTGCATAGAATGACATATAATATGTGTTATATGCGAGCAAATCAAGCAATGTGCCAATAGCAGAATCTTCAAAATCAAAGTCGGAAAACTCCGACCGACCTGCGATAAAGTTACGCAGATTAAGTCGAATCGAGTCAAAGTCTAGCCCGGTTACGGTGATCGCGCTATTTGATGCCATTATCGTACGGCCTCCAAAGTGAGAACGAGGCTAGAAGTTACGCTAGATGATGACACCCTAAAAATTATATTCACCTGCATATTATTAGTATCCGGATCACCCTCCACACCGATACCCAGGATCTCCGCCCTCTCTTCATAGTTTGTTATGGCAGAACGAATATCAAATTCTATATCTGACTCTATTGTCGGATCCATAAGATCAAATAGTCTTTGACGGATATCAGAACCAAATAGCGGTCGAAAGGGTCGCTCACCCTTGTCCGTCAAAATCAGAGCTTTTATCGCTTGCTTCACGGCATCAGCATTCTTTTTCGTGACGAGCTTACCCGTCACGGGATGAACCTTCATGTTCAGGTCAAAATCCTTGAATACCGGGGTCTTGATCGCGCTGGCCATGCAATTTCTCCATACGTGGCAATATTTATTAGATACTCAAGTAGGCCCTTGACATATACCAGATTTACCTGTATAATGAATATTGCTCAATCCAGGATACTATTTTATCTGGGTCGATTAGCTCTCAGGTTTTCGCTTATTCTGTTCAATCTAGCACCTTCTTCGCGCAAGTTATTGAACTCGCTAGAACCCGGCCTAGCTTGCTCTAGCCTTCTCAGAATTCCCGCAAGCTGATTGTTATTTGCATCTAACTCAGCAGCATACTGGGATATGCGAGCTTGTCTCTGCGCCGCAGTCAGCTCAGAGTTTTCACCCACCCGTGGAAGGTTCTCCACAATGACCCTCTGGGCCACAAGCGACGTGTTAGGTGGCGGCTCAGGTGAAACCGGTGTTGGAATCTCGGCCTGGGCCGGTAGCTCGGTTGCATTAGATGTGGCAGGTGGATTCTCTGGAGCACGTTCAACTATTTCACCGTTGATAATCTGAAGGTTGGGTACCATTGAGCATATATTGAATGACGTGAGGGACTGAATCTTTTTTAGAAGATCATCGAGTGCTAGCTGTGGAAACTGCTGCAATATCTCTATGTACTTCAACAGGAATGCACCCGGATTAGACGCGAGATCCAGTAGCTCCCGTATCTCATCAGGTAGCTTGATCGAAGGTATCTCCAGCTCGCTTATGAGCCCATTGATTGCTTCGGTCGCGATTGCCTCGACCTCTGCTATGATCGTCGCAGGAAGATTCTGTACGGCCGCTATTATATCAGTCGCATCTTCTATGACCTGGTTGATGATCGCGGTCGCCTCATTAATCGCATCTGTAAATCCGCTGAGGCCACCGCCTATACCGCAAGGTATTGAGTTTGCCGTCAGTCGAGTCGCAGCCGTAACAAACTCCGGTGTTATCTGAAAGCTCATGGGTTACCTACAAACACGTTTGATGATCCCGTTATCGCAGAGGGTGTGCAGTGAGTTGCAGGCTCTCCGATGACACCGCATAGATCATCGGCTATCGCAGAGTCACCTACGTTAACAACCTTCTTTCCTTCAATAAACACCTCATTGCAGACTGCAATAAGATCGCCGTTACCGTGGGTATTCTCATCGCCGTTGACTGCGACCTTTTTACCATTCGCAAATACTGTAGATTGTCCGGTAACTATTGTTGTAGCTCCACATAATCTAGCATCATCTTGTCTATGTATTGCTGTTGCCGTCATGGATTCAAGTCTATCCTAGAACCTTTGACTGTCGTAGGTCCAGGTGACCCAAGAGTCATTGATGTCTTACCTGCAATATCCATGGTGTCACCGGCACCTATGCTCATCGCACCGCTCGAGACCTTGGTGATGTCACCTGACACAACCATGATATGGTCACCTTGTAGCGATAGAGTCATATTACCAAGATTGGACTGCGTGTGGGTGCCGTTGTAGACTGCGACAGTATCGCCTCCTACCGTTGTGGTGCTATCCTGAGATACCCTCTTGGACTCATTACCGTTGATCTGCTTCGTTGAGGTACCGATAACCTCGGAGGCCTCATTACCATCAATTTTAGTATACATCGATCCGCGAATCGAAAGGTGATAGTCACCAGATACCTCTTGAATCATATTACCTTCTACCATCAATCTGGTATCACCTTTGATTGTGATATTGCAGCTACCTGATATCAAAACATTTTTATCGCGAACTATGATTTCATAATCATCACCAACTATTCTTGTATCTCTTGTTCCATCATCACGTATCTCGCGGTAAGATCCCGATGCGTGATATTCGTGTATGCGTCTAGCTCCAGCAGTATCATCGATCTCGAATACGTGACCTGCTTCGGTCGTGCGAGAGTGATTGAATGGATAGAGGGGTGGTATTGTAAGACCCTGAAGCTGAGGCTGCGACCAAGTCTGCACCTGGTATACAGAATCCTCTTGCTCTAGTGCGACCGAAGGTGTACGTGGAGGTGTCGCAGTCGGAATATTTTCTACCCTATTATCAATGCGATCTCTTGTGCTTGAATGTGCTAGGTAAGCAGTACCGCCTATCGAGAGAGCTGGTGTATCTGGTGTACCTTGTGCCACAGGATATGTGCCATTTGGATCACTGAAACCTTGAGTTGTATCGGAAGCATCACCTGCTACTCCATACCAAGTACCCATTACCATCGGTTGTTGGGCTTTTGAACCATCCATGAAAAAACCGATTACCCAGCTACCTTCGGCTAGACCTGTAGGAGAAGTGCCGACTCCGCTGCTCGCAGCGGAGTTAGCTGGTACCATAACCTGCGCCCACGGTAATTTATCTGTAGGAAGCTCGCCCCTATTAGACGTATGCCAGCCGTAGCATCTGACCTTGACGCGACCTATTCTGAGCGGATCATTTCGATCTTCGACCACACCCATGAACCATGTAAAACCATTTGTGCCTAACCACTCATCATCACGTACCGGCATTGTTTATGCTCTCCCACTGACTGGCTGAGAATATGAATCTTTCACACACTCTATCGCAGTGCCGTATCTCATACCTAGGGGACCAAACCTATGTGCCACCGCGGTGATCAAATATTTACCTCCCGCAAATCCATCTGTCTGCCTGCGGGTCAAATTGCTTTGACCTGACTGAGGTAACATCACCATGATGGTATCGCCAGCATTCAAATTGGATACACCATCAACGAGCAGCTTGGTGATATTCGACATCAAGTCGGCCCTAGAAGCTGTCTCGGATGCGAGAAAGTCTTGCCTACGACGAAAAGTGTTCTGCGAATTAGTATCTCTCTCGGTCACGAACGGGACATTACCTCTATGAGAATTTGATATTATAAACTTTTCGCGAGATATCGATGAACCTAATGTTTTAGAGACCTGTGGCGCCAGCCTTGGATACTGGTCTGTATGGTCAACTTGAGCAAAATCTTTGTTGTATAGGTACTGAGATGACCTGAACCTCTTAGCCACAGGATCTATCGATAAAACTTGAGTGCCAAATTGACCTGTAGATACACCATTCAATATATCAAATCCGACTTCCTCTTCCATAGATACTATTCGGTTTCTCTCAAATTTTTCATCTCCGGGTATTCTATTTTCTAGGTAATAAAATGTTGTCTTAGGAGGTTGGCGCATCAGATATTGAAATGATGCGAAGTGATAACCCTTTGAATTTTCAAAAAAGAAATAATTTGATGAGCTTCTAGTATCAGCCGCTTTAGCTTCTTCTGCAAGATAATTTAATGCGGTGAATGGGCTTACCCTAGGAAATGTGCTATCAAATAGACCATCAGTTGATTCCAATGTGATCAATTTCTTATTTGATATCGGAGTAATATATTCATCAAATATCTTCTTGACCATTTGGTCGACATTGATAGATTCTTGCGTGTTAGAAATGATCGTGTATTGGTCCTTAATCATCTCTTGCGATGACAAGAAAATGCTATACCCATCTAGATTATGTGCCACACGAATTTTGTTTGATAGCTTATATACCTGTTGCGATCCTGTAATCTTTACAGCATTCTTATCAGAATCGGACAGAGAGTAAGATATAATTTCGCCACCTATAAGCGGAAGAGAAGTGCGAAAACCAATACCATCGGCCAAGTTTAATGTCATGGACATCGACGGCAAATCGATTGACTCATAATAGCTTATTTCTGTAGTGATGCCTTTAATATCGACAGTTTGATCTGTGCTCGTAGATTTCACAGCCAAAGCATGTATCAGACCTGTACCTGATTTAGGTGTTGGTAAAGACATTATACGTATAAGTTCCTAAATAATTCCACTATCGATGGTGCATATATGGCATCTACGACAGATATGGTCCGATATCTCTCATTGGCTGAGACCTCATAATCATATTTTGATATAGTTCTTCTCTCATTTGCCGGAAGAGACTCATATGTGGTCTGATCAATTATCAAAGTTTTTTCGGGTATGACTATTGTCTCACCGTCCTCATTCTGTAATGTATTGCGTGATTGTATTATCTGCTCATAATGATGAATCTCAGACTGAGCGTTCGATATGCTACCGTGCTTTGACCTTATAAATGAGTTTAGCTCAAGCTGTGATCTTGGCCATTGAAAATACGGATCTAGAATTTCATTGGGTAATAATATCAACCAATCTAGCTCAGATTCTTCATAGAAATTATAAGCAACATTATCTGGTCGCTCGCCGTCTACAATATCATATTGATAGAAGCTCAAAAAGTTTCTGCGATAGAAATCCCTAAACACAAATCGCTTTGTCACGTCGGTAACAAAGGTAGACCTACCGAGAGGAGGAAGCTTGTAGTCTATCGTAGGGAAGTTTGAGAAATATTTTGACATATCACCTACCAAACTGCTCGACTTGTTCGCGCGTCACAATATCCGTTTCTTTAAATGACATAGTAATTGTGATAGCCGCAGGATTAGCTTCACCTGGAGAAGATAGTGATCTAACATATGCAGGATAATTTTGAGGGTGATAGTTTACGGAAAAAGATTCTAGCACCGATTCGCCTATGGTAAACAGCTTTTTTTCATTTCTGAATCGAATCATGAATACATCAGGATATTCAAAAAACGCACGCGATGTCGCGCCGGCGGCGGCGATGTTCTGAGAGTTTGGTATGTTAATGCCGCTCAGGAACTCGGAGGAAGATATCAAACCTGTAAGTATCTGCTCACCTCGCTGCGATACCGCCCGCCCCAAACCATATCTAGGAAGCATGTGTTTTTTGAACGTCGTGATTATCCTCTGTATGGTATCAGCTTCCCGTTTATTCCTAGGTGTCAAGCTAAATGAGAATGTATGTGATCGAAAATCGACCCCACCAAATAGCAAGACATTGTTAGGGTTACGTGCAATACCTGCCACATTTGCTAACCCAGCTTGAAACGCATCTGGGGCCCTAGATACGGCGTCTGCTCCAAGTGCTGTACCGAGGGCTCCAGCACTGACAGCACCACCTAACTGTTGAGTAAGCTCTCGAGCACCTCTCAGTATATTAGCGATTGTTCCAGTGCCTCCTGTAGCTGCCGATAGGATTTTATCAACATCTACATTAGATGCTGCTGCAGCAAGAACCTCTCCGGCATTGGAAAGTTCTTTCGAAGGATAATTTGCGTTATAGGATGTTTGAAGCTCATTTGGCATTGGTAGGGTTATCGATGCCTGTGTTCTCTGCGCGACCTGACGTCTATTAGCTGCTAAAGGTTGATCTGATGCGAGTGCCGATGTTCTGGTCACGCTCTGAAATTTGAGCGCGGTGAATGTGATATAGTGGTCTATCCTCCGATAATCGCTTGGAAAATATAGCGATGAAAAGCGCGTAGGTATATTGCGCTCTGTCCGAGCACCGAAGATAGGGGGCAATGGTTCTGAAAATATCGTATTAGGCATGTGATCTGTGACTTTCGTTAAGCCGGCATATTTATGATGATAGATAAGACCATGGTATATAAAGGCAAATATCAACCCATCAATCCACAGAAATATCGCGGAAATCCGACAAACATCGTATTCAGGTCATTGTGGGAGAGGCAAGTAATGGTCGAGTTTGATATAAACCCCAATGTGCTCGAATGGGGTTCAGAGGAGGTCATTGTTCCATATCGATCTCCCATTGATGGGCGGCTGCATCGATATTTTCCGGACTTTGTCGTAAAAATGAGAGATAGGTTGGGCAATGTGTCCGTGAAAATGATCGAGGTCAAGCCTGCAGCTCAGACAATACCCCCACCACCACACAAGATAGGTAAAAAGCCCAACCGTAAATATCTTACCGAGGTTGCCACATATGGAATAAATAGCGCAAAGTGGACTGCTGCCAAGGAATACTGTAAAGACCGTGGCTGGGATTTTGTCATAATCACCGAAAAGGAGCTAAGGCTCAAATAATGGTAGCTTATGTCTTTGATAGCATCTTGATGCAGGGCGAAAAGCAAGGTCTGCTACCTAACAAGACGCAGCAATCTCGCACTTGGTTTAGGGCTCAAGCAAGCAAGGTTGCGATGAGTCCAAATGCACTAATGGCACAAGATCGCAGTGCAATGGTCACTGTACCTATGATCGGTCAGATGTATCTATTTGCATATGATCCAAAGACTAAAGAGAAATTACCCTATTATGATAGGTATCCACTCGTGATACCTTTTGATACTTCAAGACTTGGCGGTCGAGCTGCTGGAGCATCATCATTACAGGGGTTTATGGGACTAAATTTGCACTATCTACCTTTGCGACTTCGTGCTAGATTGATGGATGCTCTTTATACTGTGATAAGTGATCACAATTATGATGAACGCACTCATCTACAGATATCATATAAATTGCTTAGTAAGATTAGTCGATATAGATTTTACAAACCTTGCGTAAAGAAATATCTCTTTTCGCATGTTCGCACCAAATATTTTCGCATCGATCCAACTTCCTGGGACATAGCGCTGTTCATGCCTCTTGAAAGGTTTATAGGAGCTAGCACCAGTGCAGTGCATCGCGATAGCTATGCAAAGGTCCAATAAGATATGGCAAATCGTAGGTTCAATATATCAGAGTTTTCGACGGAAATAGGTAAGCGTGGCATAGGCCGCCCAAACTATTTCTCCGTCATGATTACATTACCATCAAAAATCAGCGGTTTCTTCAATACATCTTTCCTACCGCTAAGAATTGAATCAGCATCATTACCTGCACGTAGTCTCGAGACTATAGATCAGAGGTACCACGGGCCCACACGTCAGATTCCATATGCATTTCAATATCAGCCTATGAATCTGCGGATCTTGCTCAGCGAGAATATGATCGAACGCGAGATTTTTATGGCATGGCAAGATATGTCGATTTCAGCGGGCGGGCTTGCAAGCTATCGAAGGAAAGACGGAAAACCATTGAAAACCGGAGGATTTGATTCGACGTTCTATGACGAGATGATAGGCTCGGTTGATATTATGCAATTTGCAGAGTCCCCCAAATATCAGAATCCATCAGCCCTTGACGTTGCGACCTCTGTCATTAGAGGTGATATTAAATCAATGATAAATGATGCAATTGATGCATTTAACCCTCTCAACCAGAATATCTTCAATGCACGTGGTGATCGCACTGTGTTTCCGCAATATAAAGTCAAACTCGAAGAGGCATATCCTCACACAATAAGCGATGTAGACCTTGATTGGGGTGCAGATGGTGCCGCAAAGCTAACAGTCCAGATGAGATATTTCATTGCGACAGAAAAACATCCAGATGCACTTCCATTTGAGAACCTTTACGGATTGGAATCTCTATTACGTGGTGCGGTTAATGCGCTTGACAAGTTCTCGCCACTAATCTCCCTGTTCGTACAGAATGGTCTTGCCGGTGGTGTGAGAGGTATTACTAATCAAGTTGGAGTGCAATTCCGCAACACTCTGACTGCGACTCGCGGATCAATGTTTGGAATATAAAATATCTATGGAGATAATACTATGGCACTACCTAAGATAGCTGTACCTACGTTTACGGCGATATTACCATCATCTAAACGTGAGATTCAGTTTCGACCTTTCATGGTGAAGGAAGAAAAAGTTCTGCTGATTGCGATGGAGTCAAAAGATCCTGAACACATGCAGCGGGCAATGATTGATGTCATATCTGGATGTATACTCAATGAGGATATCAGAATCGACAAGCTACCGTCTTTTGACGTTGAGTATCTATTTCTCAAGATCAGATCAAAGTCTGTTAGCGAGAAAGTCACACTATCATATAGACACGTTGATGGTATCAATTACAAAGGCGAGACGTGCGATGCGCTTACCAATGTCGAGATTAACCTTGATGACATAGAGGTGAAGTTTCAAGATGAACACAAGCAGGTTATACCTCTGACCAACAAGCTAATGATAAAAATGAGATATCCAACAATATCTGATGTCAAGGCCAGCATCGCTGAAGGGTCGGATGAGCTTGATCTAGTGACTCGTTGCATTGAGAGTGTCTATGATGATAATGACATATTTGAACCTGATAGCCTTGATGATGCTAGACGGTTTATTGGGTCACTAAGCAACAAGCAGTTCATGAATATCATGAAGTTCTTCGAGACTATGCCGACTGTAGAGCATACAGTCACATATAAGTGCTCTGGATGTGGTCAAGAAGACACTATCACTCTGAGAGGACTATCCGATTTTTTTTGATGGCCCTCTCTCATAATACTCTAGGTAATTACTATACTCTAAACTTTTCGCTAATGCAGTATCACAAATATAGCTTGACAGAGATAGAAGCGATGATACCTTGGGAGAGGGAGCTATACGTCAAGATGTTGATCGATTACATCGAGGCAGAGAAGGCTAAGAGGGAGGGTTAATAAGTGGCATCGTTAGCGAAAGCTATGGAAATGTATATGTCACCTGGTACCGACAATCGGACAGCCAGGGCATCTACATTTCCTCTGTTGACGCTGACTCGTGCAATGCAATCAGGTTCGATGCAGAAGGTGGCATCCAATGCGATGCCACCTATTCAACAGATACGTGCAACAATGTCTAGCATGGTCTCTGCGATTAAAGGAATAAATGATGAAAATGATCGACAGAGAATAGTCCTTGATAGAATGCGGCGCGGCGCCGCAGAGGATGCTAGAGAACGTGCGATCTTAGCTGAGCCCACCGATACCAAAGGTGCTCCTGAGAAGAGTACCGAAAACGAACCTGATGCCAAATCTAGAATGGGTATGGGTCAGATTGCGGCTGCTATAGCTGCAATTGCGATTGCCGGCCAAAAAATTATGAGAATCATGAGTCGAATAGGATCCGCACTAATGAGTATGAGCAGACTTGCCGCCCAGGCAACGCTCGCATTAGCTACGAGCAGAGGTGCGCTTCTCAGAGGCATATCGATGATCATGAGCAATCCTAGATTGAGATTACTTGCTGGAATTACCGCAGGTATAGGTGCAGCTGTTGGTGCTGCCGTCACCATGCTGACCCGTCCTAGTCGTGAAGCAGATGGTGCATCGACCCAACCTTCAGCAGCACCGAGGTCATCACAAAGAATGCCTGGCAGCCCAGCGCCGGCACCGGCCGGCGGAGCATCTATACCTTCAAATTCAAGCTTACCAATAGATTATGCGGCATATGCACAACAAATTGGACAAAGAGAGAGTAATTCAAATTATCAAGCAGTTAATACTATAGGATTTCTTGGAAAATATCAATTTGGTTATATGGCACTAATAGATATGGGTCTTGTTAGACAAGGAGTTACATCTAATAGACAATTGGATGATCCGTCAAGTTGGACAATTGAAGGTGGAAAGCAAGCTTTCTTAAATAATCCACAGTTACAAGAAGATACAATGGTTAGATATACTAATCAGAATTTTCGTACTTTAAATCGTTTAGGTGTGATTAATACTGAAAGTTCAAATGAGCAAATAGCAGGTTTTCTAGCTGCTGCACACTTACTTGGTCCTGGTGGGGCAAGAAATCTTGCTCAGGGTAGAGGTGGCGCAGATGCATATGGTACAACAGGCGCATCTTATTATAGTTTGGGTGTGGCATCACAAAGTATGGCATCACAAACTGGATCACGAGTTGCGGCGGCGAGCTCGCCGGCCAGCGCCGACCGCGCGGCCGCGCCTGCTGCGCGACCGTCAACGGCCCAACTTTCCCCTCCCTCCGCCGCGGTGCCTGGTCAGCCGGTGCCTGGTCAGCCTGAACAAGCACAACCGGCTCCTATTTCCACTGCAGGAGCCCCGCAGATCGCATCAGCATCGCCACCAGATATATCTGCTGCAATACCTGGTAGACCGGAATCTGACGGAGCTCAAACTTCGCCCAGAGAAGCGACACAAATCGCAGCCGCGGGTGAAATGGGGGAAGGTAGCACCACTTATTTTCAACCTATAGTCATCTATAACACCACAGGAGTGGCTTAATGGCAAACTTAGCTAATGCCGCATCGCTGCTCGATACGTCGATAGTCTATGATGAGAGGACTAGCAGGTACAATGATCTAGCTCAGAATTATAAGATGGTTAGCGCAAAACGAATTGATAATGCTGCTAGCGGTTCTATGTCTCGCGATGATAAACCTAGAGGTGAATACGTTCCACTGGACATGTTTAAAGCATTCCAGAGGGACGTCTATATGTTTATCAGTAATACTGCATCTTTTGCAAGAGAGGCTATAATAGAGCTACAAAGATCATTAACCTCTGAAAGACGCGATACACAGGATATCAGAAATGAGGAGTTTAGGGTAGCTGAGGAAAGGTCTGAGAAAGGCCGCAACTTGCTACGAAAAATAGGTAGCACTTTATCAACTGGCACTAGAGCCGTGACTGGCATGGGACTTGGTGGTACCTTGCTATCAGGTGCTGCTCTCGCAGCCATCACCATGCTATCCGGTATGTCCGATGAGAATATACAGCGCATAGCTAAACCTATTGATGGTTTCATCGAGATGATTGATGAAATCCGCAAAAAAATCAGCGAATATTCTGGATTATTGACTGCGGTGGGGGCCGGACTTCTTGGATTAGCTGGAGTTGCTGCTGCTCTTCAGTTGTTGCGTCCTCCTTCTGCGCCTAACCAGGGGAGGACCCCACCGGGATCTAATAGATCCCCTCCCGGTGCTGGTAGTGCTGGCAAGCCTTCAGGTGGAGGCACCACTGGTGGTGGTGGTGGTACTGGCAAGCCTGCAGGTGCCGGTGCCGGTGGCGCTGGTGCTGCACCTAAGGTACCAGGTGCTGGTGCTGCACCTATTGCACCTAAGGTACCAGGTGCTGGTGCTGCACCTATTGCAGAGACGGACAAATCGGGTAACACAAAATTTAGAGATCCTACTACAGGCAAATATGTTAAGGCTCCAAGCGGAGCTCCTACACCAGCACCAACACCTAAACCTCCTGTGTCAGGTGCACCAGAACCTACCGCAACCAAAAATACTTTACCTAGAAGGATGATTCGTGCTGGTGCCTTGGGTGCAGTTCTTAGCGTGATACCAGATGGAATAGATGCTTATAGATTGATAAGAGAAAGAAACTCGGGCTCACTTAGTGAAGAAGAGTTCAAGCAACAAATGGTTGATCTGCTTGGTAAATCATTAGGTGGAATTGGTGGAGCTGCCGCCGGTGCTGCTATAGGTACCTTATTAGGTCCAGTAGGAAGTATTATTGGTGGTGTGGCGGGTGGTGCGGCTGGATCAATGTATGGACCAGAAATCGCTCAAGCATTATTCAAAGCATATCTAGATGAAAATGAAGCACCTGAAGATTATTATGAACAGATGGCCAAAGGTGCTGAAATCGGTGCAAATATGCAAACCGAATTATCAAATAGACTAGCCCAACTAAGAACAGAGAGTAGAGAACGTACCGTAGGTACAGAAAGAACAGTTCGTTCTATCGAGGAAGCCGTCGCAAGCGGTCGTATAACTGAGGAACAAGCTGAGCAGCTGAGACGTCAAGAAAAAGCATTTCAACCTACTACACCAGAACAGCTCAGAGAAAATATAAGTCGAATAGAAGGTGCCACTCAAGAGGCGCTAGCATCTGGTATAGATCCTAGAAGATTAGAACTTTCTTTAGGTCGTGATAATTTGGTAAATGTCAAGGTTCTACCTCCGATAATACAAGAAGTTCGTGGCGCTGCACAACAGGCTCCACAACCCGCACCACCAGCAAGCACTCCAACAGGTGTTCAGACTAGAAATTCTGATAACACTCTTGGAGATGCCTTCGATTACGCTGCGGCGGCCATGACCGCAGCTTTTTAGTCGTCCTGAGCAAGCCGCTCAAAGAGACTAATATCACCCTCATCTTCCCAGGGTGACCGAGCACCACGTGAAGCTGATGGAGCAGCAGCTGTCCGAGCAGCAGGCTCAGCAGATTGCCGTGTCACTGGACGTTCCTCACGAGCATCATCTTCATCATTTTTGCGAGATTGCGAAGCATCACCAAGGACTCGATCAAGACGCGCCTTTAGCTCGCTATAAGACTTGAATTGATCCGGTGCAACAAAAGCTTGTAGCGCATGTTGTGAACCCCAGATGCTTTCCAGCTCGCTATCATCATTCGATAGGGGCTCTGAGCGGTCAAATTCTGATTTGTCATAATTGCGATAACCTTCAACATTGCGAATCTTTAGTTTGAAGTTTGCACCAGCCCAGAAGTCAAACGGATTGACGGCCTTCTCATCTTCGAACTGAGGAGTCATCAGCTCATAAATCTTGTCGAAAATCTTCTTACCAAATTTGAATAGCTTAATCTTACCCTCATTTTCAGGATGAGCCGGATCCTTGATAATATAGATATTAGCGATATAAGAAAGGCGCCGCTTTTGCTTGCGAGCAATTTCCTTATCCTTATCTGTACCGCTATTCCAGAGCTTTGAGTTTAGCTCAGCTACTGGATCTTTCTGCCCAAGAGTTGTCAGAGAGTTTTCAATGTACCAACCACCGGGACCTTGAAAACCATGTGACCAGATACGAATCCAAGGAAGGTCTTCACCCTTTGGTGCTGGCAGAAAACGAATAACTGCATAACCATTACCAGCCTTGTCAACTTCTGGTTGCCAAAAACGGTCATCGGATTCGCGCTGATTGGTATTGCTAACAAGCTTACCTAGCTCTCTAGAAAGGCGATCCAGGTTGCTGCCGGTTGAACGCTTCAATAAAGCGAAATCGTTACTCATGTATGTCTCCGTATGTATTGTATGTTGCGTGTGTTTTGTATGAGCACTTTATCATGACCACACGACTACTTATATCATGATAAAAGACCGATGTCAAGGAATAAACACCTGACGCATGGTTTTCTTGATGGTATCCATATCAGCTTTCACAAACGGACCATATTTACGCATAAGCCGAGAAACATCTGGCCAGATGATTGTATCAGATATGCGAGCATCCCATTTATCATGAAATTCAAGCACCCGATTAGCTAGAATCAAACTCTCGATTGATATTCTACCACCAAGATGAAGCTTTAGCACCTCTGGATGATTACCGTTTGTATTCCATGCTTTTGATACATTAGGGCATGATTCGACAATATTGTGCATATCTTGCTTGAATCGATATGTGATAGATTCCATATGTCGCTTCCAATCAACATATCGTTTCTCAGCCTCAATTGTGATCATGTCGCGCACCCATTTCACGCCTTGCGACATATTTGCAATATAAAACATTGTCAAATCATCTTTGTATCGACGCTCAAGCTTGCGAAAATAAAAGACATCATTGCGAACCTCAAATGTAGTTTCCTTGATAGGCTTAACCTTGCCCATATATTTGAAATAATCATACTCATCCCGCGTGAAATGCAAGCGAAGAGCAACATATTCTTGATATGCTTTCATTCCTTCCATCCTCAGATTGGTAAGCGAGGTTCATCAGGCTTGCGCTTCAGAAGGTTCAAGCTATTAGCTTCACTGGTGAGAATTTTCTTAATTCGTGGTATCATCAATCGTGGCACAAGCTCAACTTCTAATCCGGTGCTTTCACACACATATATGATAGCATCAAGATATGTCAAGTTTTTCTCATTGACGGTTCGATCAAGCATCTTCGCGAAACGATCTGGTGTCATTACGCTGGATATTTCAGCTTTCAATTTTTGTCTCCTGAGTGGCCAGCGCAGCAACAAATCCACCAACATCTTTACGTATGATATCTGTAGATTCCATATGCTGAGGCCAGTAAATCTCAAGTGCCTGAGCATCTTCTATGCATACAAAACAATGTATCTCATTAGGTGATACAGCCGTGAAATCTCCAGCCTTTAGCACAGTCACATCTGTCAAGCCATATTGTTTTTCAACATGAATTTCAATTATACCACTAACAACATAAAAACCATTCCAACGATGGCGATGACTATGCAGCGAACATCTAAACCCAGCTTTAGTATTGATGCGATGCACCTCTACACTCGGACTTGTGAATAGATCCTCAGTATCACCCCAAATCTTACCCATTTTCATTAGTCTTGACTCCTTTCACAACATAGTCTATATCAAGTAGCTGCTCAAGTACAGAGGAAAGATTGGCTAACTTGAGCATGTTGGGTCCGTCGCACGGTGCATTATCCGGATCTTGATGAACCTCCATGAATACACCTGCGACACCGACAGCTACAGCCGCACGAGCGATGACAGGAACCATATCACGATTACCACCAGATGACGTACCATGACCTCCCGGAGACTGCACAGCATGAGTGCAATCCATGATCACCGGATAATTTGCTGGTGTATTATTTTTCATAATTGCGAGTGATCTCATATCAACCACAAGATCATTATAACCAAATGTTGTGCCACGCTCCGTCATCATGACCTGATTGCAGCCAAATGATTCAAGCTTTGCTATGATATTGACCATTTCACGCGGAGAAAGAAATTGACCCTTCTTCACATTTACAGGCTTACCAGTACCAGCCGCGGCTTGAAGCAAATCTGTCTGACGACAAAGAAATGCTGGTATCTGTATGATATCAGCGGCCACAGAATCACATTGCCAAGCTTCATGTATATCTGTCAAAATTTCAATTCCATGAATTTCTTTCACAGCCGACATACCATAATAAGCTTCATCAAAACCAGCACCACGATATGATTGAAAACTGGATCGATTGGCCTTGTCAAATGATGTTTTATAGATGTAATTGATATTGAACTTATCACAGATTTCTTTTATGGAGCCAGCTATATCAAGAGCGTGTTGTTTAGATTCAAATACGCAGGGCCCTGCAATTAGACTAAGCCTAGCATTATTAAGACACGCATCATAAAATGACATCAATCATCTCCTATAGAAAACATGGGATCCTATTCTTAAAGCACCTCTAATAGAATTACCTGCAATAGCATGAAAGCGAATTGCGCCGTCTGTCAAATCAGGTAAATTATTGTCCAAGACTTGAAATGCTATATCATTAGCCATTTGCCATTGTGGATCATCAATGTGAGGAATTCTATCGCCAACTTTGCAATAATATTCAAATTGACAAGAGGTTCTAGACCTCTGGCGAGTGACTTCACACACAGTTTTAGGATATCTGGGATCAGACACTCGATTCATGACAACATTTGCCACAGCCAACATACCTATGAATTTCTCACCACGAGCTTCGTAGTATATAGCGTGGGCCAAACAATGTACATCTGTCTGACTGAATGTATAAAAATTATCAAATTCTGGTAGGTCTATATTAAGACCCACTTCTCGCAAATTAGTTTGAGGTATGTTTATGCGAGGTTCTCCAACCTCAATAATAGCTGGACGCGCAGAGGCAGCCACCGCCCGATGTTTCATTATATCTATCGTAAAGGCGGTCAATACAGCACCTATTAGCACACCAAAGGCGACTCCAAATATCCTTTCCGACAATGTAATTACCCTTCTGTTGTGGACCCTATCATGATAAGACATGTAGTAGGGCGGGGAGCTTCTGTTGCCCGGTGCTCCCCAAACCGCGTTTGCCTATTAGGCAGCGAGTGCTACGGCAAAGCCGTTGTCATTGGCACTTATCAATGGCAATTAGGTCGCCAGCCGCTATCTCCGGATAACTTTTACCATGCACGTCGAAGTCTATTTCAGCCCCATATTGGTGGAGCTGCGCGGTGCCGCCCCGCGGTCCGTAGCATCTATTATGCCACCATCAACGATAGCTAATATACTTATACAAGGTTATGGGTATAATGTAAACGGCTATCTGCGTAGTATTCTAAGATAATCTGACATAGTTTATTCACATATTTGTCGCGATAGCGACAAAATATTTGAGGCTTTACCTCATCATCAACACCGATTAATATCACAATACCAGGTATAATTCGTCCGGTTAATTCCTCAAACATGAGAGAGTATGCCGTAGCTTGCAAAAGATAGTTGTCGATATGAGCCTCTTCTTTGAGGCGCTTAGATGTCTTGAAATCGATGATACAATCCATACCAGCCCATTTTCCAACAAGATCGCATCGACCAGCTATCTGCATTTTATCAGAATATAACGGCGCTTCCATAGCATAGATGTGTGTCAAGTGCTTGTCGGCGGCCGCCCGAATAGAATTAAATATGGTCACATTGCTAGGCATCTCACCCACAATTGGATCTTTGCCTAAGAAATATTTCTCCATCATATTATGAATCAAAGTACCGCGTCGGGATGCTTGTGATGATACTTTATTGGCCTCTTGCTCACCAACACGCGCTCGCCACTCAGCGATTATTCGCTTTTTCTCAGGTCTAGCACCGAGGACTGTAGTTATGGATGGGTAAGCTGCACCTGAGGGGGTATTATATAGCCTACCGCGGTCTGTTTGAACCGCGGTAAGCTCGGGTAGGTCAACTATCTCATGAATAAACTTCACACGATCCCTTCTTCCAGCTTCGCCTCAATATATTCTTTCACTAGGGCAGACCTAACGATGTCGTCTTTCGTAAATTCCACACGCGTAAAGCTTCGCATATGTGATATGATGGACATGAACTTATGTAGTCCGTTTCGCTCATCATCACGCCATAGATCACTCTGTCTAAAGTCACCACAGAAAATGACCTTGCATCCAGTACCCATGCGAGTAATGACAGAATCCAGCTCATGAAAGGTCATATTTTGACATTCATCAACTATGACAATATTATCACGGAAAGTCAAACCACGAAGAAATGATGTTGTAGCAAATTGTATCATTCCATCACGTTTTAGTGTATCATAAGCTGTACCGCGATTGAATAATTCATTACAAATGGCCACATAAGGCTCCTCATATACCGCGGATTTCTCTTTTTGTGAGCCTGGAAGAAACCCAATGTCTCTTGTAGGTACCACGGAGCGAATAATAATGACTGGTTTGGGTGCTTCACCACCCATAACAGCCCGCAGAGCAAGGTAAAGAGACACAAAAGTCTTTCCAGTACCAGCCACACCATGCAAAATTAGATGCTTTCCGTCGTCAAAAGCAGAAAAAGTACGGGCTTGACCAGATGTTAGCGGGTTTATCTTCGATAAATCAAGTGGAAATTGTGAAATATGGACTCTGCTGGCTGCTTTTTCTTGTCGAACTTGCTTTTTTAGGCGTTTTTTCTGTGTTCGTGTCAGGAAATCTGGTAGAAAATCATGTTCGAAGCTGGCAGTCTGGGCAAATCCCATGTGTTACTCCCTCTGTCGTCGGGTTGACATGACGAAAGAGGGCTCACCATACATTCATGGTGGACCCTCGATTGTGTTTTTTTATGTTTTTAAGAAGATCGCGAAAACTTTCGGGCGGCTTATTTCGCTTTGATTCGACTCCAGATACGATTTGGGGTAATCCTATCATTAATCTGAGATTCGAATTATTCTTTAGATGCTGTTCCATCTGAGCTATGGTCATCATATCGGTAACCACTTCGCCAGTTTCGATATTCTCGAAATTATACGTTGGCATCAGGACCCCTTTGTATGTGATATTTAGACATTCGGCCACCAGTAAGGTGGCTCACGATTAGTCCACTTTGCGAAGCGAACCTTTTCCTTAATATAATATTGACGATAACCTTCGACTGGATCACTATGTTTGCAATGATTCGGCATGGCCTGCGGAAACTCAGTGAGTGACGAACCCCATTGCATATTATGAGGAGCTTTTGATAGTGCATTCATTAAACCACTAGATTGCACAGAATGTACTTTACTATAACGATAGGTATATTCTTCACACAAATTATTAAGTAACTCATAGCCCCACATATAATTATCATGACATATACGAGACCACTTAGCGCACGGGTGGTTGATATGAGTGGCTTGATATAGGATCGTATCCATATCTTTGTCCGGATGCTTCCATCGTTTGATCCTGCGAACCTTCGACGGTGAATCAAGAATGTGTTGTTCCTCAATATACATTGTACCATCAATCATGCGATGCGCGGTCGATAGCATTTGCGCCTCTTCGAGAATCATCTTGACCACATGCTTATCACAATGCATCATGGCCGCAATTTTGGGAAGAGGTGAAAGGATAAATCTGTTCATAGGTATATTATATCAGGATTGCACAGCATTCAACACGGCTAACTTTAAATCTTGTAGGCTACCTGTATTTGTGAATACGCGATCAGGTTCATACGGAATCCAAGCTGTCTCGGATTCATGTATACCATCAACCTTGCCTTTAGCTTTAGCCTCATCCCACCAATACGGAAGAGGATTGCGATGCACTTGCCATATTTCACCACCTAAACGGCGCACAGCTTTGATCTCATTTGAAAACCTAATATCGCTGATGACAACATGAAAGTTATTTTGGATAATAAATCTCTCCATGCAAGCCACCCAAATCTCATTATGAAAATTTTGCCGCAAAACCTCGGTACCAATATGCTGAAGAGCCCAACGTGGGGTAACGGTTCGACCGAGACGTTCTGACCACCAAGGATCTGGTTGCTCGCGCCACGCGCGAGACTCATCTGTGGATCCCTCAACCACGTCTCTAGACCAACCAAATAATATAGCTGTCATATCCTTGAGAGGTTTGGCCACGCTATATCGCATCCAACCAATATCTTGCAGTATACCAGCTATCGTATCTTTACCCGATCCTATTGGGCCACAAATACCGATCAATTTTGATATTACTGCCATATATTTTCCATTCTATAAATAACAAAATAATTATAGCAGGAACCAAAGAATATGTCAACCACCGGTGCTGCGGCTTTTCTCATGCACAAAATAGTATCTGGGCTGGGTGGTATGCTTGGTGGATTAGCAATGTTTGCTTTCTGGAAGCCAATGAATATGCTAGATGCTTGTATTCGTTCTGGTATATCCACAGGCTCGGCCGTTGTATTTGCAATACCGATATTGGAGATATTAGAGCTTCGGGTTGATATGGATTTAGCATTATTAGCCGGTGCAATAATTGGTTTTTTCTCGTGGTCTATCTTATCAATGTTTGCTAGAATGCTCAAAAGATTTGATCGCGAAAATAAAGATGTACTTGATGCCTTAAAGGAAATTAAAGAAACTATTAAGAAATAAAATTTAGTCGATAGTATTTTTTTGATTTATTTTATTCAAAAGTATTTCCATAGCATTAGCTATGATACGATAATTTTCACGATCCCGAACATATACTGTCGTGGGTATAAGCGACCTGATCCATTCAGGTGTGATCTCTATGTCCATTTTCAATCTTCATTTTCTACTTGCGATAATTGACATGATAATGAGAAATGATATTATAGCTGACCCTATTATCCAACCCAGAAATACAACACTTATACTATAAGCATAAAGATACTCATACCAGGTGCAGCTACTCAGAAGAAGGCAGCTGCTGTCCATTAGCATTCTCCTTGGCACGCATAATATATGACAGTTTTCGTTCGCGAGGCTGATCCTTTAGATAGTCAGTAATCTTGTCAAAAGCCGCAATATAATCATCCTCGGTCACAGGATGTGCGGCCAGCACAATTTCACCTAGCCATGTCTGACCAAATTCACGTTGATAATCGTCTGCTTTCATTAATGCAATGGCTTCCTGAGCCGTCTCAGCTTCAATAGCAAACGCGCAGCGATGTCGGGAGATAGTTTCCACAATAAAAATACGGCGGCTCATATACGTTCTTTCCAAATATAAAAGCCAATCACAGCAGTCACCAATAGACCAATAAATGATTGGATTACATTACCCGCCCCTATATTGACGGCTAGAGCCATCAGGTTTAAGGCTAGAACAATATAACTGAATACCAACATATGCATATCTGTTCCCTTTCATGGTGCTGCATTGGTGATTCCTGTGCCACGCAAAAACTGCTCAAAGGCCTGAATCAGCGCTATACGGGTTAATCCCTCACCCTGAATTTGATGGCGCACATTGTGCATCATGGTCACGCCATCAGCAGTCGTGTGTGATGGTATATAAGCCTCAAAGGTAAAACAAGCCGCCTTTGATGCGCCCATCACGCCACCTCCCGCACAAAGCCAGTGAAGTCTTTCTTGGCAGGACCCTTAGCCTTGAGCCCAACCACGACACCGCGCCCATCAAGGAACCGCAAATCGTCGGCGTCACCGTCGACCACGGGCATACCCATGAAGGTCGACGGAAACTTGTCATTGCGGAATACCACGGCGATATTGGCACTGTTGCGCGCGGCCACGCGCGCGCGAGAGTCATTATCCTCGGCGAGGCTGAAGGTCAGATGATAATTGGCTGGCAAGTCGCGACGATTGTGCCGCTTGGTGTAGTCGTAGAACTGCACCGACGGAAACAACGACATGATATTAGCCTGACCCTCGACCGGTACACGCTCCCACGGAATATCGGAGGTGCCGTTGAGGCGCACCACTGGGATGAGGCCAAGCTTGATCGCCTTGC